GGAGATCTGGTGAAGTTAAAGGATTGCAAAAAATGGATAAGCCATTAGATTTAAAAAAAGTTAAAGATACAAAAAAATATATAGAGGAAGGAAAATGAATAACAATCCATTTAAAATGCCAAAACCAGAAAGTGATCCAACCAAACCACATACAGCTATGATTATTGTTTATTATTCAACACATCAAAAAGATGAACAAAATAGAGTTAGTGGAATTCCTATAGAATATCAACACAAAGAATTTTATATTAACGCAGAAGATAAGTCTATTTGTGATAGAAAAGTTGGCGAACTACTAGAAATGATTGGTGGACTATGCTCAAAAGAACCGAAATAAATATTGGGTCAGAACCAGTACTAAGTGACAATGGACATGTATATTTAAGCTGCTCTTCTTGCAATAAGAAGTTAGTAGATTTATTTATTGTTAAAAAAGACGACACCTTGAATTGGAAAACAGTAGCAAAATGTTGTTACTGTGGCGATAAATCTTTTATTACAGAAGTAAGCGGTATGTTTAGACCTTGTGGAATAATGGAAATATCAGAAAAAGATCCAGACGAATCAAAAATGATAACAGAATTAACAAATGTAAAAACAGAAAATGACATAATTGTTTTTTATACAGTAAAGGCTAAAAAATGAACGAAGAATATATAGATCACAAAACAAATGTTACTGGTGTTAACTTTGAAAATAAAGAAGTTAATCCACAAGATTGGTCTTGTGTTGCTAAAGTATCTACAACTGAACCAAGTAATCTAACAAGATTCTTTATTCGTGTTTGCACAGACGGACCAGATAATGGTTTGTTTTATAATCCTTTAGTGCATCCACAATCAGATTTAAAAAGATTTGATGCTTTTAAGGGCAGAAAGAGATTTGATTTCAAATCAGTTAATAAAGAATCTTACGACTTATACCTAGACTTCTTACAAACTAAAAATCCAAGTTTGTTAAAAAACGCAGAAAGGATGAGTGTTTAATGGCTAAGAAAAAAAGTTTACAATTAAATGATGTGCAAAAAATTATCATAGAAAAGTGTTGTGATCAACTAACATTAGAACAACTTTCAGAAGTATTTAATTTTCATCCAGATGTTATAAAAGATTTTTATGATAAATCGAATAAGAAGAAAAGTCTTAAATTTGATGAAAAAAATGGATCTGTTTCTATGACACAGGCACAATCTATGAATGACGATGCAATAAAGCATGAAAATCATAGCATTTTTAATTCGCCTAAATACAAAGATTGCATTCACAGGACTGATCAATGATAACATTTGTAGAAGATGATTACATACAGCACCAAAACATTGTAAGTGCTCAATGGATAGCTGAATTAAGCGATGGAACTACAGTTTATCAAGATGATGGACATCCAGAAAGAAGCAATCAATCATCTTGGTTAAGACTTTCAATGTATTTAAAGCAAACTAGATTAAATATAGTTTCTTTAAAACTAAGATACAGATCAAATATAGCAGACACATTACCAAAAAATGCTGAAGGTTATTTTTTTTCTAATATGATGTACTCTGTATTTGGATCTCATAGTGGAAGCTGTTATGTAATTGGTTATAAAGATGGCAATATAATTAAAACAGAAGACTGGCTTGTGCCGAACTTGACTTTGTTAAAAACAGATCAAAGAGAACTTATATTTAATGATTTTTTAATAGTGAATAATCATGGAAGACCAATACAACAAGAGAACTGAAAAAAGATCATTTGAATCAAGATTTGGTGGCGGTTGGATTTCTGCTGCACAATATCTAGCAGAAACAATGTGTGCGAGAAACGCAAAGTTTAACCGCACAGAATTACCACCAAGATTTTGGAATGATAAACCTTGGAAAAGTTATTATCTTTATCAGATAAAGCTTGCTAATTCTTTGTTGAAGAACTACTCTCATCAAATAATTTTTCAGGCATTGAGAACGCCAAATGGCGTAAAAGTTATATCATTAAAATCTCCATACTTGAAAAGGGAAATACAATTCATAGAAAAGAAAAATAGCCAACAGCAAATAACCAAAACAGAAGCTTCTGAAATGGAACAGAAATCAACTTTTGTGCAAAAGAAATCTCTTAAAAGAAAGCTAGAGGAATTAGATGGCAAAGAAGAGTGAAAAAATAGATAGCAAAAGCGAAGACTATCTTGAAAGAGTAATGGCCGAAGTTAATAAGCAATATGCTGATGGAGTGGCTATTACTGCTGACAATTTATTAGATAATCCACCAGAAGTTGTTCCTGTAAGTCCTGCATTGGATTTAGGGCTACACGGAGGAATTCCAGAAGGTTCTTGGGTTACATGCAGTGGTCATCCAAAAACAGGCAAGACTCTAACCTCGTTATCTTTTGCTGCTGAATGTCAAAAACAAGGAAGGCATGTTTATTATTTAAATATTGAAGGCCGTTTAAAGTCCATGAACATTCATGGAATTGATGGTTTAGACCCAAAGAAATTAACTATATACCGTTCTGTTCCTGAGAAGATTCTTACGGCCAAAGATTATTTAAATCTTGCCATGAAAGCCATTCAGACACATCCAAGATCATTGATTATCATTGACTCTGTAAGTTCGCTTTGTGATGAACGAGAAATGGATGAAGGTATTGGTTATGAAAATCGTGGTTCTGGAAATAAAATGTTTGCTGGTTTTTGTAGACAGGCATCAAATTTAGTTCCGATTCAAAAAGTTATAGTCTGGTCTATTATGCACTTGACTCAAAACCAAGGTATGTTTGGTGGATTTATAGAAAAAGGATCAAGAGCATTGCAATATCAAGCAGATGTACAATTGAGGGTGAAATACGATAAAGCTTGGAATGTAAATCAAGAAGGCAAAGAAGTTCAAATTGGTCAGCAAGTACATTGGCTAATTGAATCTTGTGCTTTAGGATCTCCAGGCATGGAGATAGACAGTTATATTAGATATGGTGTTGGCATTGATAAAACATTTGAAATCATAAATTTAGGCATGGAACTTGGGCTTATAATCAAGTCTGGTGCTTGGATGAATATGGACTTCTTAAAAAGACATATTAAAGAAGATGAAATACCAAAAGTTCAAGGTGCTGAAAAACTTTACAAGTTGTTAAAAGAAAAGCCAGAGTGGCTATCTCTTTTGCAAAAAGAAATCAATGACATACTAAGACCATGAAAGTAATTGGACTAGATGGCAAAGAATATTCTTGGTCTATATGGGGAAAATCTTCTGATTCTCAGCAAAAATCTTCCTATCATTTAAAGGCAAGAGATTTGTTAAAAAAGCTTTTTCCTATAGATAGAATTTTAGAAGAAGTATATTTGCCGGGCTGTGATAGTTTATATGCCGACTTCTTTCTTCCTTTACGGAAGTTAATAGTTGAGGTTCATGGAGAACAACACTATAAATACATACCATTTTTTCATGGTAATAAATTAAACTTTGCTAAGTCTCAACTAAGAGATAGAAATAAAAAGCTTTTTTGTGAACAGAATGGAATTAAATATATAGATTTACCATACGAAGAGAGCGAAGATGAGTGGAGAAACAGAATTTTGGAACATAAACTGTAATAAAGAATTTTTTGATTCTTTGTATAATCCTTTTGAAGAATCTTTGGGTTTAAATTACACTCCAGACTCTCCAAATGAATGTATGAAATTATTAAACATACCTTTAGAAAAGTTAAGGGTTATGTCTTCTGAGCAGTGTGGCGAAGCAGCTTTGCTTTTGCACAATTTTTCTTTTAGACTTACAAAAGAAATCAGTTCTAAAAAAGCTTTATTGAATTATTATAAAGAATGTTTTTTTAAAACCATAGGCAAATATGTCGGTGAAATTAGATATTTATCTACAGAAGAAAGACTTGCAATAGCAGCTGATCAAGATGATTTTGCCAAGAAATTAAAATTTCAAATGGCCAAATTACAATATATTATTGATAGAGTAGAATATCTGCCGATGAAAGTTGATAAAGTTGCAGACATGTTTAACAGTTTACAAATAGCTAGGAGAAATAGAAATGACAATAATCGATCTTCTTAACAAGGCAATACAAGAACAAGACTTTATATATGTTGAACAAGCGTTATCAACATTAATCGGAACTAATGTTTCGGAAAAACCGGTAAAGAAAAAAACAGTAAAGAAAACTAAAGTTGAGTCGAATAAGAGTTCTGGAAGTGATTTTGTTAATAAATTTGTGGATGATTTAAGCATTCATCCAGAATTAATAAGCAAAACACCAAAGAAGATTAAAAAGCAGCACAGACCTGAATTTGTTCCAAATACTGTAGATGCTAGTTGCAGTAAATGTGGAGCAAAAGAAATTGTAGATAAAGATGAAATTAATTCTTTATCAAGGTTGGCCGAAGGTCAATACGCATTTACATGTGCTAAATGTCTTAAAAGGAATATATCAAGATGATGCATGATCCAGCAGCTGAAAGGGCGGTTTTATCTTCTTATTTTCAACATGGCAAAGATGCCTATATTGAATCTTGCGATATCATTGACGATGAATGTTTTTTAATAGACTCTAATAAAATAGTTTTTAAATGCTTAAAACATTATTATCAAGATGAAAATAGCAAAATAGATATTCCAACTTTTTTATCTATAGCCAATTCACTTGGTTATAAAGATTTTTTTGAATCTAAAGACGAAAAAAAGTATTTAAACAGTCTTACTATACTTCCTGTAGAATTAAAAAATACAAGAAAATTAGCTTCTAAATTAGCTAAGCTAAAAATAGCTAATAATCTTAAAAAAGAAATAGATATTGCAAGTACAGAATTACAAACTGTTACTGGCGATGAAACGCTTTCTTCAATACTTGGAATAGCAGAACAAAGAATATTTGAGTTTACGCTAAATCTTTCAAACTCTGAAGATTCTACGCCAAAAGTTATTGGCGATGGATTAGATGAATATGTTGAACACTTAGAAAATAACCCAATTACACAAATAGGTATACCAAGTGGTTTTCCTATATACGATCAATGTATTGGAGGTGGGTTCAGGCCAGGAAGCGTAAATGTTATAGGTGCTAGAATGAAGACAGGAAAATCATTCTTTGGAGATGCAGTTGCCTTAAATGTTGCAGATAAAAATATTCCTGTTTTAGTTTTAGATACAGAAATGTCAAATAAAGATCATTGGCATAGAATGCTGGCTTGCCTCTCTGGAGTTAAAATAAATGATATTGAAAGTGGTAAATATTCTCAAATAGCAGAATCTAAAAACAGAATTCATCAAGCAAAAGAAAAGCTAAAGTCTATTCCTTATTTTTACAAATCAATAGCTGGACAACCTTTTGAAGAAACATCTTCTATTATGAGAAGGTGGATAATGCAAAAAGTTGGTTTAGATGAAAATGGATTAGCAAAACCATGTTTAGTTATTTTTGATTACATTAAACTAATGAGCGATGATTCTATATCTAAAAACATAGCTGAATATCAAGCTTTAGGATTTTTGATGACTTCTTTGCATAACTTCTGTGTAAAATATGGAGTTCCATGTTTAGCTTTTACTCAATTAAATCG